AATTCAGCGGTTTCACTGGACGAGCTAATTAGACTTCTATCAATGGATGATGACGACGATGTTGACACAGAAGAATGGGCTGGCAATCTACAGCTTGAGGAATCAATCAATAGAGATCGCATTACATCGTGCCGCGATGACGAGGAGAACTTGCTAGAAGATGATGATGGTAGCGAGTTGAGGTTTGAATGAGCCTGAACGCAAGACAAGAGAAGTTTTGCCAATGTTATGCGTTAAGTCTTAACGCAACAAGGGCGGCTATTGAGGCTGGTTATAGTAAGAACTATGCACAAAAAAGATCTAGCGAATTGTTGGTTAAGGTTGGTATAGCTGACAGAATTAAAAGCTTAACGAAACCTGACGAAGATAATCGGATTGCTAGCATAGAGGAACGCAACGCCATTGCCTCCGAGATTATGCGAAATATTGAGGCTGACGACAAAATATCTACAGCTGATAGATTACGGGCGATGGATATACTGAATAAAGCGTCCGGCATTTACATTGAGAAACGCGAGATTAATCACAAAGGCGAAGTTAATCACAATTTATCGTTCTCGATTAAACCAGTTGCGCCAGGGTGAACATAGAACTGACGATTCCTGACAAGCTAACCAGGATTTTATCAGAGCCAAAGCGGTTCAAAATTCTAATAGGCGGCAGGGGATCGGGCAAAACAGAATCAGTCGCTAAGGTTTTAGCGGCTAAATGCGCGATGAATGGCTATAACATTCTAGCAGCTCGCGAACACATGAACTCTATTTCCGACTCGGTTCATGCCGTGTTTGCACGAAATATTAGCAAACTTGAAATACCTGGGTTTGATGTTCAAGAAAAAAAGATTAAACACAATACCGGCGGCAGCATTATTTACCGCGGCCTTTCTCGCAACGAAGAATCACTCAAATCTTTAGGTGAAACTCATGTTGCGTGGATTGAGGAGTCTCAAACTGTCTCAGAGTCGAGCATTGAGGCGTTAACGCCGAGTATTCGAGCCGATAACTCAGAAATATGGATGACGGGTAATCCTAAGTCATCTAAAGACTACTTTTCACGGCGTTTTATCAAACCCTTTGAGAAGGCGTTGAGGCGTAACAACGGTTTTTATGAGGACGATATGCACATGATAGTGTTTATCAACTACATGGACAATCCGTGGTTTCCGCCGGAGTTAGAAAAAGAACGCCAATACGATTACAACAATAAGCCAAGAGCGAGATACGATCACATCTGGCTGGGCGCTTTTGACGACTCCGTTGATGATGCAATCATTAGAGCAGAGTGGTTCGATGCGTGTATCGACGCTCATGAGAAGCTAGGCTTTAAAGCGCAGGGGATTGAAGTTATAGCGCACGATCCGAGCGATACAGGCTCAGATAGCAAAGGTTTAGCATATCGACACGGTTCAGTCATTTTAGACGTTCAGGAACGCTCTACGGGTGACGTGAATGATGGCGGTGATTGGGCAGTTAGCTACGCATTAGATCATAAACCGGACGTGTTTGTATGGGATGGCGATGGAATGGGTTCAGCGTTGCGTCGCCAGTTCAATGAGGCGCTAGGTCGCAAGAACATTACGCTCGAAATGTACAAAGGCTCAAATAGCCCTGATAGGCCGCTAGATACTTATGAAGGCGGTCGAGAGAGCGATAACAAGACGAATAAGGACACATTCCGCAATAAACGCGCTCAATACTACTGGATGCTGCGGGATAGGATTTATCGAACATACCAGGCGGTTGAATCAGGCAAATACACTGATCCTGACACGCTCATATCGTTCAGTAGCGGGATTGATGACTTAGACCTACTAAGATCAGAAGTTTGCAGGATACCGCTGAAATACAACGCTAACGGCTACATTCAGATAGCGAATAAACAAGAGATGAAAAAACTAGGCATTGAGTCACCCAACATGGCTGATTCGCTGGTTATGACGCTTGCTAATCCACCCGTTGATGATTGGTGGTTAGCTGACGAATCACAATCATTCGGTATTGCTCAAAGCAAAGCCGGGTATTAAAAAGGCAAACTATGGATGCAGTAACTCCTCACCGCTCTACTCAAGAGATTGAACCAGACTTTCAAGAGCTAGAAACCGACGAAAAGACACAGGCGAAGCTAGAAGAAGAACTTGCAGAGAAAATGCAGGTCTTTGGTTCACGCCTACAGACGTTAGTTGATGAGCAAATAGGGCAGCGGGTCGAGATTGAAGATAGGTGGGTCGATGATTTACGTCAATACAACGGCCAGTATGATTCAGAGACGGCAGAAAAGTTAAAGGACAGGTCAAGCGTTTTTGTCAACGAGACGCGCTACAAAACAAATACAGGTGAGGCGCGTGTTAGCGACCTGTTATTCCCAACCGATGATAGAAACTGGGGCATTAGACCAACGCCAGTGCCCGATATTGAGCAAGAGCTAGACAACAAAGAGCCTATTAACGCTCAAATGCCAGATGGTTCACAAGCAACAGTGGGCGACCAAGCGGAAGCAATGATTGACGAGGCAAGGCAGAAGTCGGAAGCAATGGAGCGAGAGATTGACGATCAGTTGGTTGAGGCTCAATACGCAGCTAAAGCGCGTGACGCTCTACACGATGCAGCATTATTTGGCACGGGGATCATTAAAGGCCCAGTTGTAATCGGTAATGTGCGTAAAAAGTGGGTTGAGCAAGACGGTTCGCAAGTTTTGACGATGGAAGAAGTGCTTGAGGCTACGGTTGACTATGTAAGTATTTGGGACTTCTATCCCGATATGTCTGCTACACGTTATGAAGATGCTGAGTTTGTCTTTGAGCGTCACTACATGACCCGGCGTGAGTTAAGGAATTTAGCAAAGAACCCTAGTTTTATACAATCAGAGATCGAGAAGTTATTACTAAGCGACCCGCGCTCATCTAGCGCGAGTGCGTCACGAATCAATGAGATTAGATCGCTGTCTGGTTTATCCGGCACATACGATGAAAGCCGTTATGAAATTTGGGAATATCATGGCCCAATCGACAAAGAAGATTTAGAGGCGTGCGGTTGTGATGTATCTGAAAGCCCATTAGAAGAATATGAAGGCGTTGTTTGGTTCTGCCAAGGTAGAGTGCTAAAGGCCGTTGTTAATCCAATGGATAACGAAGAAAGACCTTACTCAGTGATGATTTGGGAGCGTGACGACGCTGCTATCTTCGGTTACGGCATTCCTTACCTAATGCGTGATAGCCAAACTGTTATTAATGCAGCGTGGCGCATGATACTGGATAACGCGGCCTTATCATCTGGCCCGCAAATCGTTGTTAATAGACAGTTAGTGTCACCTGCGGATGGTAACTGGGCATTATCACCGCGTAAATTGTGGTACACAAAAGACAAAAATCGCTCAGTGAATGAGGTGTTCGGTGCGTTCGAGATTAACTCACACCAGGCTGAATTAGGCGGGATATTCGAGCAAGCCAAGAGGATCATAGACGAAGAAACAGCAATACCAATGATTGCCCAAGGCGAGCAGGGGGCGAGTGTTACGCAAACCGCATCCGGTATGTCGATGCTAATGTCTAACCATAATATCGTATTGCGGCGCACTATTAAGAATTTTGATGACAAGGTAACGACTCCGTTAATCCGCAGATTCTATGATTGGAATATGCAGTTTAACGAGAAAGAAGAAATCAAGGGCGATTACAAGATTGACGCTAGAGGGTCGGGCGCGTTGATGGCCAAAGAGATTCAGTCGCAAAACATAATGATGCTAATGCAGGTTGCACAATCACCAGCGTTTGCACCGCTCACCGATTTTCCATCCTTATATCGCAAAGCCATTCAAGCAATGGATATACCGGCTGATGAGGTTGTAAAAGACGACTCACAAATACAAGCAGAGCAACAACAAGCGGCAGAGCGGCCACCACAGCAAGACCCTATGTTTGAGCTGAAAATGCAAGAGGCGCAAATAAGAGCGCAAACAGAGCAAGCTAAGTTGCAGTTCCAGCAGCAAGACGCGCAGATGGACGCGCAGCTAAGGCAAATGGAAATGGAGCTTAAGGCACAGCAAATGCAAATGGATCAAATTAAGATGGATAACACTACTCAAGTAGCGATGGCTAAAATGGCAAGTGATAGGGATATGACGGTGGAACAGTTACGGATCAAGCTAGGCATTGAGCAGGCTAAGATTGAATCATCTGAACGCAAAATGGCGTTTGAGGCTAAAGTTAAAACTGAATTCGGGTCAGGGCTTTGATAAACATAGACGATCAGGACTGGCTTGAGTTTAAGCGAGCGTTATTAGCGGCTATTGAGGTTGAGCGTGACGACCTAGAAAGTTGCAAAAACGTTGAGTACACAAGAGGCCGGGTATCTATGTGCCGGGATTTGCTACTCTTACGAGACGAGACAGAACTAATTGAAGAAGAACTTATTTAACCGATTGACAACAATCGTATAACCGCCGCTAACGCGCACAGGAGAACCGATGTCCGAAGAAACAGAAGTAGAAGAACAAGAACAAGAAGAACAATCCTTTGAAGATGCTTTTGAGGAGCTTAGCACTAAGCAAGAGTCCAACGATTTACCGGAAGGCTACGAACTAGATGACGCGGGTGATGAACCTGAAGATGAAACCGAGCAAACAGCAGAGCAAGCAGTAGAGCCGGAAGAACCTAAAGACGTATGGGCGGGGGCAAGTGATGAGCAGCGTAAAGCATTTAATGAAGCAAAAAGCGAAGCAAGTAATTGGGCGCACAAGTATAAAAGCGATGAGGGTCGTGTGTCGGCCCTTCAGCGGCAGATCAATGAACTCGCTCAAGCTAAAGAGGAGAGCGAGGCAAAAACTGTTCAGCCGCCTTCTGGGGACAAGTGGAGAGAAATAGATGAGGACTACCCTGAGATAGCGGGTGGTATTAACGAACGAATAGAGGCAGAGAGAGCGCGACACCAAGCGGATTTAAACGCTATGCGCGAGCAGTTTAACTCGATGCTTAATCCTATTGTTGAACAACAGAAACAACGTGAGACACAAGCAGAGCTTGATGCGTTAGCAAGCCAACACCCTGACTGGCAGGATGTAGCCCAATCACAAGAATTCACGGGCTGGCTTAACGAACAACCCGCAAGCGTTCAATCGCTTTACGGCAGCAATAGTGCTAAAGATGCAGGATATTTAATAAAGACTTACAAATCTGACAAAGGAATCGCCGCGAAAGCCGCGAGGCCTGAGTTAAACCCGGCTGTTCAAGCTAAGCGCGAAAAACAGCTACAGGAAAGCACAGGGATTAGTGGGCGTAAAACGTCTGCCCGTGCCATTCCTAAAGATGACTTTGACGGGTCATTTGATTACTACGCACGGCAGCATGAAGCTAGAAGATCGTCGCGTTAGAAGAAATAAAGCAATGCGTCACTAGGTAAGACGTTAAACCCTAATCAACGAAATCAACGAAAGACGGTAGACACAACCGACGCATAGATGACGCTTACGCCTTATCTGTTGGAACGCTAATACCCTTTGGAGGCGATGGACTGATTCAACCGTGCATTTGCACATTTATATCTGAATTAACCATTAAATTAAAAAGGTGAATAATAATGGCTACTACTAATTATGGCTCACTGAGCCAACGTACCGCAGCATGGGCAGCTATGGAAATGCTTGCCCACGCAGAACCCATCTTAGTTTTATCTAAGTTTGGACAAACTAAACCAATGCCTAAAAACAAGGCTGAAGTTGTTAAATTCCGTAGACCTATCCCGTTTACTGTATCTACAACTCAGTTAACAGAGGGCGTAACACCTACAGCGCAAGCACTAACCTATGAAGACGTTACTGTCACAATGGGCCAGTATGGTGCTGTTACTGAAATCACTGACCGCGTAGAAGATTTGGCAGAAGACCCAGTATTGAAGGATGCTTCAATGTTATCTGGTGAACAAGCCGCTGAAACTATCGAGCAGGTGACTTACGGCGTTATCAAAGCAGGTACTAACGTATCGTATGCCGAAGGCGTAGTTGATCGTTTGAACGTAGATAATATCTTAACCTTATCTGCACAACGCGCAGCAGTTCGTACGCTTAAAGGCAATCGTGGTCGTCCAGT